TGACGCCTTAGCATCTAGAGGCATCACTATAGATAGAGATATCCCAATAACGATGGCTACCCCCCGAGCGATCCGCAAGCGGCTCGGTGTGAGCCCCTGATGGGCTCTAGCCCTGAGAGTACCATGCGTGTCAAGGCTATCAGTATAAGTGCTGATCAGAGCGGCGTGTCGCATTATCGAACCTTCCCAAAGTTACTTATAGCTTTTACATTATCGTCACCAATAGCCCATAACATTGAACCCATCATGAGGCTTATTGGCTTACCTTCTGGACTGTTAAACTTAAAGTTAGATGGCAATAGAGTAAAATGAGCATCAGATTCCATCAATTCATTAAACCACCTAGACTTGGCCATAGGAAGCAGTGCTACTCCGTTGCCGTGATCTAGCCATTTTTTTACCCATGGAGCAGGCTTACTATATGGCGGATTCATCCAAACCCTGCCCGACCAAGGCTGCGTTAATGCATCATCTACGACTGAATAGAAGCTTAAAGCCCCTATCCATGGCGAACCAGTACTGGGTGCGGCTACATATAAATCAAAATGTAAGCCCATGGTCTCGAATAACCAGCTAGGCGTGTACCACTCATCACTCATCGATTGTCCGTACTGTAGAATCCTGAGCCCTTAAACGCTACCCCTATAGAGCTATAAACTTTGTGCATAGGTGAATGGCAGAATGGACACTCAAGGTCATGTGGCTCGGTAATACTCAGCCATTCCTCAATGCGTGCATTGCTTTCGCACTTATCATTGTCACACTCAAACTCATAAGTTGGCATCGGGATCACTCTCACATGTCCTGCAAGTCTCTGTGAACGCCCATGCGCCGCACATCTTGCATCTCATAGGCTCAAGTGTATCGCGATCGCCTTTGTAATCCCCGTAACCTGAACTCAGCAATAGATCGACCAAATCACCAAGCCGCATAAAAGCCAAATAGTCTTGTGGACTATTTTCTCCTTGACCATTTAAGCGACACACCACGATGGGCAAGTCTTGGGACTTGCTAGCTCTTTTGGTGACTTGATCGATCCATGCCTTAGGCTGGAACGCCGATCTAGCCTTAACTTCCATGTCGAACGGGACATGTGTTATATCTTTTCCAGCCCCTCGACCGATATCCGCATGTGGCCACCAAGTCGATAGGTACTTGGCGACTACACGTTCAGTCGAGAATCCTCTATATTTACGGCTTTGTGAGGCCATTGACCGCGTGACACTTTCTGCATGACCACGCCTTATTAGTAAGATTGACTTTGATCTCTGAGACAGGAATCGAGTCATTACATAAACAACACCGAGTCATAAATGTAAATTCTTCTAAAATTGCCTGGACTTCTTTAGATCGTTGAATCTCCTCATCTGTTGGGAATGACTCCCACTCATCATCTTGATTCTTAAACTGTAAGCGTCCCATTAGACTCTCGCCTTCTGTCGTTGCCATGCCCCGGTCTCTTTGTTGATCTCATACCAAATGACATCTTCACCCTTAGGGCATCGTGTCAGCTCGCCTGTGACCCATGCAGAACACTTAAAATGCCCCCATGCTTTACCTGCGCCCGATTGACCAGTTTTCCAAATCATGTCTCCATGAGGACATCTCGGAATATCCTTCTCGGTTTGGCCTCCAATAATCTCTTTCACCATCGATACAGCTTCCCCCATTGTGGGCGGCATAGTCGCTGGTTTGATAGTCCATGGATCGTCCTCCTTTACTACGGGAATGTATTCGCCCGATGTCTGCGCCATCTTGGCTTTTGTTTCATCTATAAGTGCCACAGTCTTTTGCGCCGCACCCACTTTCGCCATCTCTTCTCGTGACGCACGCTTTCCCTTTGTCGCATATCCGGCGTTAGCAAGCGCTCGACCGATAGCACTAGTTTCACAATTCTCCAGCGCACTTGTCGCATTGACTCCGCGCCCTTGGATGGTCTCTTCTGCCAGTCCAGTAGTCCAAGGCCTGTTATCCGCCTCTGTACGAAATATAGAAGCCTCAACAATAAAACGACCAGCGGACTGATCAAGTAACTTTGTATGAATTTGGCCATCGGGATGATCCTTCCAAAACTTAATAAGTCTTTCTTCTACTGTCTCATAATCTTCTAGGTTAAACATAAAGCTCGTTCTCCTCTGTGTGTAGTTGTCCTGCTATTGCAAGATAGGCTGCAGCGTCGATGTATGTATCGACTTTCGCAGACTCCATGCTTCGTGCGAGCTTGACCAATGCCATGCATGATGCCACTTGATAGTCAGTAATAGGCATTTGGAGGAATGCTGACCAAAGACATGCTGTTCGGGACATATTGTCCGACGGGTGTCCGTAGTCCATTCCACGATCTTGAATTGTTGCCTTTGCTTCGTTGAGGAAATCACTTGCTTTCACACTTTAACCCTTTCCTTAGATGCGTAGTAATCTCTGACAGCTTTGCGACCTTTGAGATAACCAACGCGGATGCCGACCATTCGGCCTAAGTGAAACCATAGTGCAGATATGGCGATTATTGCCACTAGATCCTGTAATGCTGAATCAAACATTAGAGAATCTCCATGACCTTGGCTTTTACATATTGGCGCAGCTCTTCATAATCTGTGCGACTTCCCCATTCACTAGGGTAATCAGCTCGAACTGTGCTGATAAGAGTGTCCAAGAGACATAATTGATTTTCATCAATAACTAGTTTGACTGTTTTGACTTCTGTGTTATTCATTTTGAGCCCTTTTCTATGGATGCCCTTCATCCATGGCTCTACTGTCTCATGCCTAAGATCAAAATTCTATAGATTTTGATAACGAAATGGTAACAATTCTGCATCGTCTATGTGGTCATCGATCGACCTGCTTAGATCGTTATCTAGGTCGTCCATAGCGCTTACCCGAAACCACGAATGTCCCATCCTTCTCAATGTAGATCAGATCGACCTGCACGTTCTTGCCGTCTACATACATGATGGCAAAGGCCTGTTGCCAATTAGCCGATCCCTTTGTGTAGCTTGCCTTAGAAAAGTCCATGAGATTCCCCACTTCTACCCCATGCAGGATACGCCCTATACGGCCTCCTGAGGCCTCTGAGAACGACGAACGGCCTGCCCTGTGAGTATGACCCGAGATAACGCTTTTGCCGTGTCTACGAGCCGCCTCAAGGGCTGAGAGACCCCCCTGAGATTTGATAGGGGTGTGATCTCCATGGACTGCAATCCAGTTAGGCGCGATGTTATAGGGCTTACAATGGAAAGTAATCCCTAACTGGTCAAGCTGCATAAACTTTTCGAACCTAAGTTCAGGCAAGGATAGAAAAGATGGGATCTTCCTCATGATTTGGTTATAAAGGCGGTCTGTGTGATTAGACCTGATCATTTGTGTTACTTGGAGATCGTAAAGTACCTGAACAGCCTCGTCGCGATCTGCTCCAAGCGTTTGTTCATAGGCCTCGGGTGTTCCCTCTGACCACTTGCTGATCGTATTGAAATCAATCTCATCGCCAATCGTTACTACTTCATGCGGCTTAAACTTGCCAATAAAACTTACTAGATTCTTTACAGCTACTCGATCATGAAAGGGAACCTGCAGGTCACTTACTATGACTATTCGCTTCATTTAATCCTCGTCGTCGTCCTCATAGGGTAGGCGATCCACTCGGTCAGGGATCGATGGCAAGATCCAGTCAGGGTATGAGTCTCGGTCTAGTAATAGCCAAAAAGCCATATCCTCATTAAAACCAGCTTTTCTCAAAGATTTGTAGTACTCATTGAGGGAGATGCAATAAGCATCAAGCGCGTTGTATGTGTCGAGATCGATAACTCTTTTTCTTGCCATAACAAAAATTATCGCTCTAAGAGTATGTTATAGATCTCATCGACACGCGAGTTGAGTCGCTTAATCTCAGACAATAGATGCGTGATCACGTAACCTGCAAGCCCACCGATCACGGCAAGGCTGGCAAAGTAAAGGGTAAAGAAGTTTTCTTGAGTCACTTTTTATTTACGCCAAAGGATGCGTCATTTGGATTAAGCCAGCGCAAGATGACAGGTGCTAGTGCTGCGCCACCCGCCATTGCTAATGTCTTAGGGTCTGTTACCCCTGCCATGTATAGCGCCAATGCAGCTGCTAAGAATGATCGTGCCCATGATGCTGCGAGTGACTTTGCTTGTTCCATTATTTGCCTCCTAGTAACGGGATATTAAAGAAAGAGC